ATACCATCCGTTATCTGCTGCTGAAGTTCTTATAGTCCAGGTTATCCCGTCAGGTGATGTCATAACCCTGTTACCTGTGCCAGTATTTGCTACGGCTACAAATAAAGACTTTTCAGGTGACCAGCATACTGAAAGCCATTCGTTATCTGCTGCTGAAGTTCTTATAGTCCAGTTACTCACACATAAAATATTAAATATATTTCCTGTAGGAGCATTAATTACTGGCGATGTTAAAGTCTTATTTGTTAGGGTTGTAGTCAGGCTATCAAAATAAGTTTTTAATGTAGCTTTAATATTTGCCCATGTTATTTTTTTAGTAACCAATGTTGTTGCATCTACTATAGGTATTACATCAATATCTATTGGTGGTGTATAATCAGTTAATTGTGTTATTTTTGCATCTGTCATTTATTTCATTCCCTCCTTTAAATAACTCCTTATTAAATTTAACTCATTTGATTCCTTTGCTAAATCACCAATAAGTTTTACCAGATAATCAAGAGAAACACCCACGTCTTTAACGTTTAGCATTGCACTTGAAACCTTGTTGATTTCCTTTATACCAAACAAAATATTATTATTAATTACTTGTAACTTTTTTTCATCTATTTGCATAATAATCTATTTCCTTTCTTTTATTGCTGTATTAAATCGAAAGCCACGTTAGTCCAATAAATTCCTTGAACAGTTCTAAAATTATCATATTTTAATGCACCTGCATAAACAGTTATTGTTTTAACTTCACCATTATCATCCATATATACTACATCAAAAAAGGCAGTATTTCCATCAACAATATCTGCTATAGTTTTTAGTTCGGAACCTTTTAATACATCATACTTGAAAGTCAGTTTAGTCTTTTTGGCAACAATTTCTAATTTCATCGTACCACTAGCAACTCTTCCTGCGGTACTTAATGTATAGCGTTCAATCCCAAAATCTCCTGGTTTTGGTTGTTTAATTTCTGTTCCATTTATTGATATCACTTGTGCCATCTTATGTTGCTAACCTCCCCGCAATTCGTAATGTCTCCTTTTTCCTTATAATATACAATTCTCTCTCTAAATCTCTTTTATTTACAGGAACCAAAACATAATCCGAAGCAATCTGTGCTCCCTGAGCTGAATTGTTGTTTCCACCAATCAAATTAGCAATCATTGTTGCAAAGGGTGTTAAAGAGTTCTCAGACAATGAACTACCTGTTCTATTTATAATATTTTCAGTGGTATTCATAATTTGAGTTCTATTTACCACACCGTTTGATATAGTTTTTGGTATTGTAACTCCTGCTACTGTCCCATTTTGTATTCCTTTATTAAATCCCGCAACAACATTACTACCTATTGCCTCAAATACTTTAGATGGAGATTCTATTCCTAAAATACTTTTTGCAGCTTGAATGGCACTACTTATTGCAGATTCAATAGCATCTCTTAAAGCTCCTATATCACTATTTATACCCTTTATTAATCCTTTTATTATATTAGAACCCCAGTCTGATGAACTATTAATTAATGTTGTAAATTTATTACTAATAAATGAGGATAGCTCTTTAAATAAACTCTGTATCTGTGGTAATATTTTATTAAATCCAGATAATAAATTATCCATAGCAGATTTACCCCAAGAAAGTGTAGTATCTTTAAACAATATTAATTTTTCAGATGACCAGGTATAAATACTATCCATAGTTTTCTTAATAGTTCCCCCCAGAGATAATATACCATTACTTAATCCTTGTATTGTATCAATACCAAATTGTCTAAATACAGTCGATGGAGAATGAAGTCCAAACTGAGTCATCATATTACTTATAATATCCTTAGAAACTTTATCTATAGCTGTAATTGGTTTTGTTTGTTCTGCTTCTATACCATCTTTTAAACCTGTAATTATTCCAGAACCTATTATAGAACCATAATCTTTAGCATCAGTTCCAATAGTCCCCTTATCTCCTAACCATTTACTTAAATCTTCCAAACTTGTTTTATCTAGTTCATCCATAAATCCTGTTGACATAGCAAGTCCTGCTGCTGTTCCAGCTTCAGTAGCTAATGGTGCAGCAGAAGTACCTATACCCTTAAATACTTCAGAAAGTTTTGCAGCTACTCCAGGACCAAGCATTAAACTTATTGCACCTACAAGAAGTAATTGTAAAGCTGAAACTAAACTTGTTAGAATTGGATTATCATTTGTGTTTTTTAACCATGTTGTTACACTATCAAAAGCTTTTTTTATCCAATCCCATGCAGCCATAGCTATTATTTGTACTACTGCAAGAGGAACTTTAACCATAGCAGCCCACATAGCTCCTACTAAACTAAAGGCAAATGTTTTAAAGTCTCCCGCTAAAATAGCAAGTTCCATACTTTTAATAAATTTTAATATATAAGCAAAGGCTGGAGCAAGTGGAGCAGGTAAAGCATCGATTGCCTTTCCTAATGATTTTTCTAAATTTTTAAGAAATTCATCTATTACATATACAGCAGGTAATGCTAAAGCAATAACTATATCTATGGACCAACCTTCTACTGTAGGTACTAATACTTCATTATACCATTTAACTAAGTCAGGTACTTTTAATAGAACAGGAATATTTATAGCCCACTTTAATGCATCTTGTAATGCTTTAAGTACAGCCTTTTTTAATCCATCCCATGCCAGATCCCATTCTGATTGTATATTCTTCCACCAATCTGTAAAATCTGGTTTGTGTTCATCCCACCATTTTTTTATTTTGTCCCACAAATCTTTTAGCCACTGTAAAATATCTCTCCAAGCTTTAGCAAATATCCATATTAAAGCGGAAATACCCAAAATTTTTTCCCAATCAATTGGTTCAATTTTTCCTAAATCTTCTGTGATAGTTTCTAAATCATCAACAATAGGTGTAAAATCTGGAAGTTCTATATCTGGAAATTTAAGATTTCCAAGTCCCCCAAGAGCACCTGTTGCTTCTGGAATATTATAAACCTCATCAAAAGAGGCTAAGAATTTTTTAAATTCATCATTAGCTGCATCTGCTTCATCTCCTACATCAGAGAAAGAATCTATTAAATCTTGTAAAGATTGTTTTGGTTTAGTATATTGTTCATTTACTTTTGCCATTGCTTGAGCCCAATCACCAGTTGAACGCACAACATTACCTTGCAAACCAAAAACACTTGCCATTTTAGCCTGCAACTTATCTAACATCCTTATTCCCCACTCACTAGTCATAGCAATATAAACAATTGCGCCCGCAACAATAGTAGCTAAAGCTACCCATGGATTTTTTGCTAATGCTGCCCATAAACCAGTCAGTGATACAGATAACCAATTAATTGCAGTAGATACACCTGCTGCTATACCCAACACAGTAATAGCTTTTGCTAACATTCCAACAAATCCAGCAATAGCAACAGCTATACCAAGTGTACCTATTACAGTAACTAATAATTTTATAAGTCCTTTAGCTTTTAATATTTGTTGTGCCATTTCTGAAATTTTACGTATAAGAGCTGTTAGTGGAGGTATAATATATGTTGCCATTCTTGCACCAAACTCTAATGTAATCTGTATTAAAGGACCAAATGCTTTTATTAATTGCCCAACAGCTTTTGCTACTTCCTGTATAGCACGAATAAATATAACTAAAGTTTGCCTCATTTCAGGAGGAAATAACACAGTAATAAAGCCATAAATTCCTTCTTTTTGAATTGCATCCCTAAGTTTCTTTAATGTTTCCCTCACACCTGTAAGAACACCTCTTACAGATTCCCAAAATCTATTAAGTAAATCTTGACCAAGGAATAATAAATAATCATGTATAGATGAGATAAGTCCTGGAATTGTTTTTTCTGCCTCTGCTGCTGCCCCTTTAAACTTTTGTATCCCACGTAAAATAGCAGGAATTGCTTCAGCAGCAGATATTCTTAATTTTTGAAAATCTTTTTCAGTAAGTCCAAGTTCTTCTCTAAGTATTTGATAAATAGGAATATTAGCAGATACAAATAATCTAAGTTCACGTGTAGTCATTTTACCCATAGCCTGAACTTTACCAAATGCATATGCTAAAGATTCCATCTGATCTGCCCCTCCACCTGTAGCAGCATTTAAGTCTGCCATCATTTCAAGCATTGGCATTAATTGTTCTCGTCTAAATCCAAGAGCTAACATTCGTTGAGCTGCTGTAGTTGCAGTTTCAAATGTATATGGAGTTCTAGCAGCTATTTCTTCTATTTTATCAATAAATGCATCCGCACCTTCAATAGAAGTTTGCATAAGATATTTAAATGATATACGTGTAGTTTCAAGTAATGAATTAAATTCTTTTAAGGCATTAATAGCTCCCATTATTGCACGTAACATACTATTAATAGCACGTGCCATTAAGATACCAGTTGCTACACGGAAAATATCTTTAAAGTTACCATAGACTGTCCAGATATTTTTACTTGTTTCTTTAAGGGTTCTATTAGTTTTATCCCAACCTTTTTGAATTTTTCCAGCAGCAGTTGTTCCTTCTTTTCCAACAGAACTAACTATTTTATTAACTTTAGCTAAATCTTTTTGTAAATTAGCAAAGTCGGTTCTAAATTTTAAATCCGCAGCTAATGTTCCTGCGTATGTATCTGCCATTATAATACCTCATCTATATATCCCAATTTCTCTTTTTCTTTTGGATTATTAACATCAGCATGAACAGCCATAAGAGCATTAATCTCTCTTGGTGTAGAGTTCCAGAAGTCAGCCTCTGACTTCTGTAATATCACTGTTCCTGCATACTTAATAATTTCCCAGTCCCAACCGTCAGATTCTTCATCATCAACGGTTGGGACATTTATTAGTTTTTTACTTTTAATTCACTCTCTGTTTTACTTTCAGGAAGTGAGCCTGTTAAGGCTTCCATTAATTTTGCCATTATTCCAGTGAAATCACTAAATTCAAAATTACCTACAATTTCTTTAGTAATTTCAGACTGTGCTGATATTAAACCTGCGTAAAGCATATTCCTTACAGCTTTGAAGCTTACCTTTCTTTTTTCAACTTGAGTTATATCACCTGTTTTTTCATCAGTTACATCCTCAAAGATTGGAGTTCCTTTTTCATCTGTTATAACTTCTCCACTTAGAGCTTTCATAGCAGATTCAACATCTCCATACATTTCCTCAAGTTCTATGAAAGAATTTAATGTAAATCTTATTACATAAGTTTCCCCACCTATTTTTATTTCTACACTTTTAGGTTTAACACTCTTTGCATTACTCATTTTCGTTCTCCTTTTAAATTTTTAACTAACTATTAAGGTGCATCAGGACCATCTATAAACCAATTAGTTGCTGTTTCTTCAACAAATCCAGTTGCATCCTCATCTGTCATTTTTCTCCATGCAGAATCATATTCCCTTGTTACAAAGTTACCTGTTATTGTTGGTGTCTGGAAATTAACAGTATCACCCTGAGTTTCAGAATTATCCTCTGGTTCGCTAAATTTACCTTTAAGCAACCATACATATCTATAACTACCATTAGATTTCTTTGACCTAAATCCAATAGCAAGCCATGGGGGTGTATCAGTTGATTTATCATATGTAACACCATCTGCTATTGCAGTTTTGCCAAGCAATGCAACCCTTTGTTCAAGGTCTAAGTCTGCTGTATTAAGCTCTACAGCTATCTTACCTAATTGACTTGCAGTATCATAAGGACCATCATCTGCAAACAATGTATCAATATTTGAGTTAGGATTGATATTTGCTTTTATAAGACCTGTAATTTTTATTGGTGTACCATAAACCGCACCATCAGATGCATCAGAAGTTAATGTAGCATAATATAAATCTCTTAAAGCTACTTTTACGCCATTATTAGCCATGTAAATTCCTCCTTTTTATTCATCTCTACTTGAAATAACACCCATATTAAATATGAAAATAAATCTTCCATCATCTGTTTTTGGTAAGTTAAATGGTGCTTGTCTTGCATTCACAATTACCCACCTTGATGCAGTGATGTCATCAATTATTTTTATATCATTTTCTGGGTCATATAATAAATTATAAATTGACCATATTTTCTTTCGTGCTTTTTCATAACTTTCATTTCTTACTGTCACCTGAACATTTCGCTCATCAGCATTACAAACCCCTGAACTTGTTCCTGGATACTCCATTAATGCAATAGAATTAGTTGGACTATCTGGCATCCAATCCCTAAATATATCCACCCCATCAGCAGTTGCCATCATTCCATCTGGGTCAGATGCATAAGTTATTATGTAATTAACTAAATCC